CTCGTGATAAGCTCGTGATAAGCTCGTGATAAGCTCGTTGGTGTTGTTTACTGGATAAGCTCGTTGTTCAAATGGCTAACTGTTTCAAACAGTTTCCTTGGTGTCGAAATTCGGCACAAGCTCTTGAGTTACAAGAGATTTATACCATTGATTGGGACCATTCTTTAGAATGGAAGACTCCCTTTCATGGAAATTTTCTCAACTCGAGTGATGATATTTCGATCCCACCTCATGTACTTTTGTGGTACCATCAAGGTGACAAGATTGAAGTGCGCAATGGACAAGTTGTCCCTAAGGGAACTGCTGAACTTAGTTTTCAGAAACAAGTTCAGAGTTTCTTTGCTCGAAAATTTTCGGGTCCTCAAGCACACTGTGCTTTGGAAATTTCTTATGCTGCTTTCCTGTTTATGGCTGGTTTTCTTGCTGCTTGGCAGATAAAACCTTTGATTCCTCAGGGAGCATGGCATGAATTTCTCCAAGCTTGTTGTTACAAGTTTGGTGCTGGTTTTGGGTCTTCTATTGGAGACAAAGCCAAAGAGATTTACAAAATGACTGAAGTGACTGTTGAGAAAGTTTCAGATGCCTTTCAAGGTATCCTTAAACTCGTTGAAGCCGCTGCTCTTGCTATTTGCTTTGCTAATCTTGCTTCTGTTTGTCAAACTGCTGCTCAATGGGCCTCTCTTCTTGGACTTATTTTGATTCCAAAATTTGGACAAGGTCTTTGTACTGATTTTATTGGTTTGTTCCAGCGCCCTACTGCTCGTGCGGATGGTGATGCCATTGAACCTTTTGTTACTGTTTTTCTTACCTTGATCTCTGTTTTGTTTACTGGATCTATAAGCACTGGAATTGTTTCTAACTTTTTCCGTGTTTCTGATATTACCGGATGTAAAGATTTATTTAAATCCGGTAGTAAGCATGCGATTTCGCTTTTGTCTGATCTTGTGATTTCTTTATTGCGTTTCTTGGTTAGTTATCGTTCTAACGAAACTATCCAGGAATTGTTGAAGAATGTTGATCATGCTGAAGCTGATCGTTTGACTATCCGTGATGTGCCGACTCTTTTGATTGAGATGGCTCAGGCCGTATTAATCTGTGAACAGATGAACGCTGAACCCAGATTGTACGAACATTTGTCATCTTATCAGGAACTTTTGGCTCGTGCTTTTGGAAC